AAGGGTAGTATAAAGCGGTGTTCCAGACGGGGAAAGCGCCATCTCTGGTTCGTACTCGGAGAATGGCGCTTTTCTTTTTATGTGTTATATTAATAACGGTAGCTAACTTGTCTGCCTCTCTCCCTTCATTTTTTTCATTCTTCCTCCGGTATAATCTCGGCTGCTTGTCGGTCGGGATTATATTTTAAAATTTATTTTATACCCCCTCTTGATTATTTGGTATTAAAGTTGTATAATCATATCAAAGGCAGGTGAATGATTTGAATAAAGTAAGTAAAAAATGGATATGGATAGGTCTGCTGTGCGTGGCCTATGATAGTTTTATCGCTCGGCCGTTCTGGCGTGTGATTGACGCTTTGGCCGATGTATTGTTTTTTATATTAAATCCAAGGCGTGTATATGAACCTGAATTCTGGCTGTTTGTATTGATTCTAGTGTTGGGGGTGTTCTGATGTTAGTATGTCTTCGGCACATGGATAAAAACAAAAAGCCTTATGGACCTAATGAAGTCTACTTTGTGAACTCGCTCCAAAAGTTTGTTGCGCTTGTGATGAACGAAAAAATAGGCTGCACATTCCGTCAGCTGTGTGAAGAATACGGCATAGCGGGGCAGGATTCCCCGCCGCCGGATGTTTACGCAATGGCGATTAAAGAAGCTTACTATCATCACGGTATCGAACTTAAAATATCAAATAAAGGGTAGGTGATTGTTTTGACCGATGAAATTAAGTTCCCGCTGTTGAAAGCCAGCGATATAGATGTACGTATCGACGACTTGCGGGAGATGAACTATAACAACAGCTCATATGTCAAATGTCGGCTGCTGCTTTATAAAAACGCCCGTGTTGATATGAAGTACCTTGACGCAATGTTTGGGCCGATGAACTGGCAGCGTAAACACACGCTGATAAACAACGAGCTTTTCTGTTCGATTGAGGTATGGGACCACAACAAAAAATGTTGGGTCTGCAAGGAAGATGTAGGCGTAGCGTCCAACTATCAGGCAGAAAAAGGCCGTGCGTCTGACTGCTTCAAGAGGGCCGCTGTAAATTGGGGCTCGGGCCGCGAACTTTATACAGCGCCTAGTATCACATTTAACTTGGCCCAGAACGAAGCGTCTATAGACGGTAAAAAAATCAAGGTCGCGTTCGGTGTAAGCTTCCACGTTGGGCATATCGCCTACAACGAAGATAGAGAGATTACAGAACTGGTTATTCTGGACGCCAACGGCTACGGCCGTTTCTTCTATCCGGCCAGTTTAAAAACGTCTTATCTCCAACAGCACCCGGAAGCGGCACAAGCACCTGTACAATATACTCAAAAACCTGTACAGAACGCACAGGCTGCCCCTAGAAGCGTCCAACCGTCCCCACAAGGGCAATCACAAGTGCGGAACGTTTCGCAACCTTCTGGCGGCAATTCTGGCGCTGTAAATGTCAGAAGCGCACCCAGTCCGTATATGTGCTTAAATTGTGGCGTTGAGATATCGCAAACTGTGCGCAGGATATCCGTAGAAAAGACAGGCAAGGCGCTTTGCGTGTCTTGCCGGAATAAAGCATTATCGAATAAATAAGGAGTGATTTAAGTGTTTATAGCAGGTTGTGTCTGTGAAAACTGCGGTAAATTATTAAAAACGAAATTTACTACTATGGGAAAACTGATAACCTTTGCCCGTGATTCTGGCTGGTCGGTTTCTAATCACCGCCAAGGACCGGACGGGAAGCGAATGTATACATACTGTGATGACTGCCGCCAACCGGGTATAGGTCGGCCGCTGGCCCGGAAGAAATAATAAAACCCCTCGAATTCGAGGGGTTTTATTTATGCCGTTTTCATTTAACTTCTGCCTTTATATTAATTCGATTACGCAGAAAGGATAGCACGTTTTCCTGTAACCAGTAGTACCGTGTACCCCTGCTGCTATATAGTACCTTGTGCGGCACATCTTCCCGAAGGTCTTTTTGTAGCTCCTTATAGCGCTTCCTAAAGCGATTCACGGTTATATTAGGCTCGAACGTATTAAGAAAGTGCCTAATCAATCGCCCAGCCTGTACGCCAGATATAAAGTCCATTTTTTGAAGCTCTTTCCGGCGTTGTATCTGTTCTTTATAATCATAGTTACGCAAGCTTACCACTCTCCCCAGATAGATTCTATCCGCTTATTCTCCCGGTTCTGATAGTCTAAGTATTCTTCCAGCAGGTCCCTGTCACTACAGGCTTTCATCTCTGCGCGCAGCTTTTTCATTGCGCTTTGACCGGGGGGGCTTTCAACGCCATAGACGCGCGTCACGGATTGCGCTAGCAAATAGGCGTCGTAGGTTTTTTCAAATAACTTTGCTTTGCTTTCTGCGGTAATCATGGCGCTACTCTCCTATTGGTTTTCAAAGTATCCCGGCTTATACTCCCGTTGCAGCCAGTGATAAAACGACAGCTCGCATGTATGAAATGCCTCGTTGTTGGGGTTTACCATACGCTCGTTACAAACGTCGCGTAGATGTTAGGCAAAACTAAATTGTTATTTAACAATCCGTATTGATAGGCGAAAAGCTTTTGTATTTCTGTTTCAGTCATATTTACCTCACCCCGGTGCTTCCGAAGCCATTCGCTCCCCGTTCGGTTTCTGAAAGCTCGTCCACTTCTACAAGCTCGGCTTCTTCTTGCTTACGCAGTATCATCTGTGCGATACGGTCGCCTGCTTTGATTTTTTGAGGTATGGTTGTACAATCTAACATACCCGACGAAGGCATTAGCCTGCTTTCATACATTGCCTTTACTTCGTTTCTATAGCCGTTGTCTATGATTCCAATACTGTTCGGCTGTCGTAATTGAGTTTTTAGGCCAATACTGCTTCTCGGTACAATTTCCACATAATAACCTTCTGGTGGCTCTATCATAAAGCCTAAGCCAATTAATACAGGCTCTGCGCCTACGGTAACATCTTCTCTTGCGTAGCAGTCCCACGCAGCATCTGTTCTATGTGCTTTAGTTGGCATTTTTCCGCCCGGTAGTAGTTTAATTTTGATTTCCATTTTTTCATCATCCTTTCATACTGTTTATCTAGTGTTATTGATTTCAGTTTAAAAGCAATGTAGACCCTATCTGCTGTTGACGTTCTACGTCTTTTTAAAAGAATAACCGCCTTTACTATCTGCTGTGTCCTGATAGCTTTCATTGACTAATCAGCCTTATAACACGGGGGCTATTTAACTTCCAGTTGGCAGGACTGCCGTAGTGAATTCCGCAGCAGACTGATGAGCCCACTTGAAGATGAAAAGGGCAATCCATACAGCTTGTGCATTTAGCGCATTCATCCCGAATAGCTTTCAAGGCGTCTAATAGTTTTTCATAATCAGTAGTCATTTTTGCACCTTCCTTTACTTGTGAACTTTTATATTAGTAATTTCATGAAGACGTTGCTCAAGAATTTCACAATCATCATCTAAATAAGCTACATTTATCGCTTTCTCAATATCTTCATTCGTGGCGTCGTCTTTGACTTTTACGGCAACAAAAAGCCTTCCGCCGTTCCACTAAAAATTTTTTCTTGTATCCGACCGGTTGGGCTGACGAAGTAATAACGTTCTCCGACAGCTGGATAAAAAGGCTTTTTTTCAATGAAGTAGTTTTCCCTTAACAGGTCGATAAGCGCAGATTCTAAAAGCATAGCAGGCGGTTTATCTTTTTCGTTCATTACGACGGCTGTTAATATTCCGCCGTCAATGTCTTCTATCTTGTAACGGTCAGCAAGGCCGATTAGTACCCTATTTCCATCCATGTTTTTTATGAAAAATTCTTCGTTGACTAACAACTCGTTGTCGGCCATAAATTGATTGATATACTTGCCTATCATTTTTTCACCTCGCTTTTTACTTGCTGTTTTAAAGCTGAATACTTCTTGTTGAGCTTGGCCAGTCGATACCGTTCGGCGTTCAAGTTCTGGCAGATGTTTTTGACCAGTTCGGCCGGAAGCTCAACTTGTGCGTTCTCCCCGAAGTTTCTAACTGCTGTTTTAGCTCGGTTTATAACGTCCTGAATTATATCGCTTTTTACTTGCACGTAATCACTCCTTTCTATGTTCTATGTCTATATTATATACCCCCCTCTGTATATTGTCAACAGTTTTGTTTCGATTAGGCGCAAAAAAGGCCCCGAATTTCGGGGCCTTTTCTTTATTTGCTTTCTGGCCAGATGTTTGGCCAAACAATCGCTATAACGTCTTTGACCGTTTCGGCCGTTTCCACCTTGTTACGCAGCGCATAGAAGGTGTTATATGCTTCCGTCTGCTCGTTGCTGCTAATAAGCAGTACGCTTTCAAAGTCGGACTTCGACAACATCACCCATACACTGTTACCTTCTTCGTCCTTGACCCCAAAGCCCTGCTCTCCTTTTATTTGAGCTACGCTATAGGCCGAATTGAATTTGTTAATATCCGCGGCCGTGCGGTCGAAGTAAAATGTCCTGTCGCCCTGCTTGTACTTCGTTGGCTTATCACGCAGGAGCTCATAAATCCCGTACAGCTCGTTAAGCTTGATACTTTTCGCTTCTGCCAGCGACACCATTACTTCCTCGCGCGTTACGCCCAGCGCAGAAAGTTGTTCATCCGTCGGGTTGTCCGGAATGGAAACGTTGAATAAATCCGGCAAGCGGCGTATCTGATTTAACAGCTCATACTGCTTGCCCTTGTAGTAGTATACGGTTCTTGTGTACTTCATATTCTCACCTCTTATTTTAGCCGCTATATGGCAACGCTACCACGTCACAGACTTGGATACTAAAGCTATCCGTATCATCAACGATAGCGACCACGTTAATGATGTTGTTGGCATTCCTCGTCAATGCCGGAGCTACGCCCTTCGGGTAGTAAACCGTTGCACCGCTCGGGAACTTCCATGTAACAGTAGGTGCAGTTGCGCCAGTTGGAATCCAGAAAGTCAAAGTTTTACACATGTATGGCGTGCTGCCTACAGTGGCCTTGAAGTTCATCCCTGAAAAATCCATCGTAAGACTTGTTGCGTTATTTATTGCGGCGTTAATCAAATAGATGTTAGCCGCTGATTGATAACTGATAGTATTACCAGTATTCGGCGTTGAGTAGTAAGCATTTTCCGCAGTACCTGTAAAGTAAAGGCAGTTTTCATTGTTCCCAGCTCGAATAACGCCGTTAGACGTGCCAGTATTTAACGTTGAGCCAACCGTTAAGCCCTGTGATATATAAAAGTTACCATTGCTATCAATGCTGCTTGTGTTGCTGGCTAGGTTGTTCGGCGTGAATAGTATCTGCCCATTACTGTCTGCCTTTATAGTTACATTATTGTTATTTCTGTCAACTTCTAATATCTTAAAGTTTCCAACTTGCAAGGCTGCATTTTTCGTATAGCTGATAGCAGAATTATTCTGTAAAGAAAATATACTGTAGTCAGTGCTAATGGCTTCCGCTTGATTTGAAAGCCGCATACCTGCCGTGTTATCGGCTGCCTCGGGGTAAAAACCTATGATTTTGCTTGTACCGCCGCCACCTACTCTTAAACCACTTGAAGTGCTATACTTTAGAATACTATTAGCTAAAAAGTCAAGTGTAGCCGTCGTTGCAGTGCCGCCTATTGTGGCAACTTCTGCTGTGCCAACATTGAAAAAGTGTGCCAGTCCTTCTGTAGCTGTATAATACATTGCTCCGGTGGCAGCAGAATTTATCTTTGCTTGCGTTGTTGCGCTATTAGGCTTCGTGCCTAATGTGATAGTTCCACCAATGCCAGCAAGTGCGCCGTCCCTCACTGTTATAGGTTTATTAAATGTGTTCGTTCCTGTAAAGTTGTTGTTCCCAGCCGCCGTGACGTCGCCGCCACCAACCCCGGCCACGCTATCATCAACATACTTTTTGGTTACCGCCTGCGTGTCGGTAGTAGGAGCGGTAGACGGTAAGTAAATCGGTCCTGTTACCGTGCCACCTGTCAGGGGCAAGAATTCACCTTGGCCAGCTTCTATCGTGATATTCTGCGTCCCGTCGAACGGTACACCGTTGATAGTGCGGGCGGTTTCTAGTTTCGTAGCTGTATTTGCATTGCCCAGCCATTTCGCAACGCCGACATTTGTTATTCGCGCAAATTCAAAGGCATTATACGAAAGGATTGCTGTTTCACTTTCGTTAGTAGTTATGGATGTAGACGCAGTATTATTGCCAATTTTGAAGTAATGTCCAGTGCTTTCTGTAGCAATATAGTTTAATGCCCCTGTGGTAGAAGCTATGATATTCGCTTGTACTGTTGCTGTACTGGGTTTTACGCCAAAAATAACCTGTCCTTGACTGCCTGCCGCTGTGCCGTTTGATACAGCAATGTTTGCTCTGAAAGCATTTAAGGCAGTAAATGTATTAGCTGAATTTAATTGAGCATAGCCGCTTAAATCGGTATCACCTGCCAAGATATCCCACTTTTCGCCGTCCCATGCCACGTTGTCCCCGGCTTCAATGTTGTGGTCGGGGTCTGCCTGTTTGACGTTATAAACGTCGCCTACTTGCTGGCCGCTGGTCGGCAGGTTGGCGTATGTTTCAACGGACCCTTTATATTTATAAACCGTCGCTAGTCCCAGCTGTGCGGCAGTTACTTTATGGGGGTTATCGTAATCGGCCTTATGCGCGTCCAGCGCATTAGTTACGGCCGTAATGTCGCCCTCGGCGCTGCCAAGGCTTCCTTGCAGTTCTGTGATATCGCTTTCAATGCTGGTTATATCACTCTTGATAGTGGTGATTTCTCCGTTGATTGATGTGATACTGGTATTGATTGTTTCGACTGCGGAAGTCAATTCGCTGGCCAGCGCATACTTTACCCAACCTGTCCAGCTGCTCACCTCGATAGGGCTACTGTCGGGTACAATGGTGCCGAAGCGAACATAACATGCGCCGTCAGCCTGTGCGATAAACTTCTGCCAGATATAGGTTTCATTATAGTCGTCGTCAACATCCAGCCAGCCGGGACCGGGAATAGGGCCGTTCGTGTTGGCCGTGCCTTGAAGGAATGCCCTTTCCAGCTCTACATGTGTATTGAAGTCGATGTTATCTGTAACGTTTTCATACCAGCGCAGTGTATCAACTATAGGCTCCAAGACGTCTAATCGCTGGTTAGACTGGTCGGCAGAAACTTTAGCCTCGTTAGCCGCTGATAGTGCCTGTGAAGCGTTTTCAATGGCAGTATTAGCTGTAGACTGCGCATTGTCAGCAGACGTTTGAGCGTCGTTCGCTGATTTCTGCGCTGCGTCGGCCGCCTTCTGTGCAGCGTCTGCGCTGGCCTGTGCGTTGTCCGCTTTGCTTACTGCCGTATTCGCAGTATTAAGCGCAGTATCCGCTGTTTGCTGTGCGTTCTGCGCAGCTGTCAGGGCATTAGTGGCCATTTCTATAGCTGCCTGCGCTGCGTTGTAAGCCTGCTGCGCAATCTCGCGCGCTTCACGCGCTATTTCATCTGACGAATAGGCGATGTTGCCTATCTCATTTATAGCGTCCTCTGTCTGCTGCTCCATTGACCAGCCGGGCAGTGGTCCTGCTGGCGGAACGTATTGAAACTGATAATAAGCGCGGGCCTGTATTTTGTCGGCAATGTCTGCCGCCCGTGCATTGCTGCGCGCTATCATAGCCTTTACAACGTTAGAGTAATGTTCCATGTATCTAACATCCTTTCTGATTGATTTAGTTTCCAAGCGTTACCTGTAGGGCGCAGCTGCTAAACTTTGTCCCGCCGCTGCTGGTAAGCTCTATCGTGGCACCTTGTTCGATACTATAAGCCCACGTATTAGCTGCTGCACTAGATTTTGTGTTTCCCCAATAGTGGCCCTTTGAACCTGATTTTGTAGTGCTCCATGACATACTAAGAGTACCTACAGTGTTGCCGTTTACCTTGACAGTTACAGTATTTGAACCGCTCTGGGTCCGATCGTCATTTTGATTAAAGTTTGAAACTGCAAAAACTGAAATACTTGCAGCGGCAGCGGAAGCGGTAAAGGTTAAGTTTGTCATACCGCATTTAATCTGGCTGCTTATGAGCGTCTTTTTCGCGTCATCCACGGCTTCATCAACGATATCCGTTATCTGGTCTTTTGATAGCGAACCGATGAATTCGAGCAGGGTTTGCCACGTCGCGCCGTCCGTGCCCGGCTCTTTTATGCCCGCTGTCGTATCTGGCCCGTTCTCCTTGAGACAGACGTAAAAAACGTTGTTGTGTAAAACCATACAGTTAATGTTGTACTGCAAGTTGTTTTTATAGGTGTACTGGCCACCAGACTGCGCCCACAAGCAGAATGCAGAAAGCATGTATAGAATGCCGTTAAAGTCTGCTCTTTGCGGTGGGATACCGCCCATTTCAGGTTTTACCTGTGTTATGGCCGGAAAGCCGTTGATAAGACTTGCAAGTCCGGACGCTTCGTTGTTGCTGTCCGGGATGATGTTTTTAGCGCCTTGGTCTGCGAATGCCCGCGCAAAGTTATACAACGGTTCGTTGACGCTCATAGTTATCGCCCCTTTTTATTCAGAAAGTGGCAACCATCTTACAAAACTAGCACCGCTAACGCTCCATGACGCCCCTTTAGGGACTGGAAAAGAGATAGAGCAAGCACCTTGGCCGTAT